AATACATAGTTCTTTCGGGCGAGGTTGTCATTGCGTCCAATATCCAGCGACGAGTGGAAAGGTTGCAACAATTGTTGGATCACTGCGCCGAAGAAACGGAAGGACGTAGGATGGCGATGAGCTTAGTGGAAGCCATCAACACTGCCCAGACCGAGTACAACCAATGCGTAAACAGACAAACTAAATTACTCAATGAGTTAAAGGTAAATAGGAGTCAGCGCATGAGTAAAATTATACAGGAGTCCGCATCTATTTTAAATCTCGTGGAACTTTGGAAAGACGAGGAGTCGAGGAATAAGATGATTAAGATAGCGGAGTTGAGAAAGAAAAACATTTCAACAGAGATAGACAGGCTCAGCTCGATGGAGGAAATCAAATCCAGAATTTTAGGTATAAGCGAAGAAGAGGTTTTAAATGGTTGAGTGTAGCGTCTGCAAAAAAGAATTCAAGGAAGACAAGAACCTTCATTTACACATCAAGGCTCACAAACTTTCCATAGGGGAATATTATCGAACTGAATTTCCCCGACATGATCTCCATACCAAGGAGCTGATCAAATTCAAAAACAAAGATCAGTATTTTTCTGCCGACTTTAACAACAAAAGAAACTTAAAAAGCTGGCTGAAAAAAACTTCGATAGAGAAAGCGCAAAAATATTCCAAAGGTCTCCTTACCAAAAGAAAAAGAGAGAAGGGTATTAAGTACACTCCCACCGAAGTCGAGTTAAGAACACTTTTGGTGCCTCCTATTCATTATTACGAACTAATCTTCAAGGGATATTATAAATTGTGTGAAAGTATTGGGTTGGAAAATAAATTTCATTATATGCCCACCTCTCTTGATACTGAAGAGGTTTTTAATAAGGATCATTTAATCTATATTGATTCTCGAGAACAAAACCCGCTCCAAATAAATGATTTCCCTACTGAGATCCACGGATTGAAGTTTGGGGATTACTGCCTTAACGACAAAGAGAGAACAGGAAATTGTTATATTGAAAGAAAGTCTGTTCCAGATTTAATTGGGACTTTAAGTTCTGGTTTGGACAGGTTCAAGAGAGAAATAGAAAAAGCGGCAGAAGAGGGAGCCTATCTGGTGATTCTCGTGGAAAGAAAGCTGGAAGAGTGCTTGGCCTTCAACAAGCTTCCATATGTCTATAAAAAAAATACCCGGGTTACCCCTGATTTTATTTTTCATAACGTGAGGAATCTTATTCAGGAATTTCCTCATATACAGTTTCTTTTTGTGGATGGTAGGAAAGAGTGCGTAAGGATTGTAAAAAAATTGTTACTTACCAATGTTCTCAAAAAGAAGTTTGATTTGCAATTGGCTTACGATATTAAGATTTTATAATGTGGTATTGTCCCGAAAAGTATAAAAAAAGCATCCCCAACATAAACGCTCAGATGTCCAAGCTGAGTGGGCCGTTGGGAGACAGACAGGCGAAAATAAGCTTGGCAAAATTTTTGCGTGCCAATCTGGGTTTTACGACCGAACTACTTTCAGGAATCAAGCTGGCTCTTTATCAGGAGATAACATTAAAGGCTTTTTTCAACAGAAATTTTAATATGTGCGTTTGGGGACGTGGGTGTGGCAAAACTTTTATTGCTGCAATTTATTGCTTTCTTCAATGTATTTTCGAACCAAAAACCAAAATCCTTATTGCCGGTCCTACGTTTCGAACAGCTCGATTTATTTTTAACAATATAGAAAAAATTGTGGAATCCAAAGAGGCTCAAATGTTGGCTCACGCTTTCGGGGCCAAGTCTAAACGTAACGATCAATTTGAATGGAGAATAAACGGAGGAAGCATTACGGCTATTCCCTTAAGTGGGGAAAAGATTCGTGGTTTTCGTGCTGATGTTTTGGTGTTGGACGAGTTCCTCTTATTGCCGGAAGAGATAATCAAAACAGTGCTAATGCCTTTTTTGGTGGCTCCACGGGATATAGCAGACAGAATTAAGATAAGAGAGATGGAGGACGACCTTATAACCAAAGGAGACATGAAAGAAGAGGATAGGATCGTATTTGAAAACAGTTCTAAAATGATTGCCCTTTCCTCGGCGAGTTACAGTTTCGAAAATTTGTACAAAACATACAAGGAATGGATGAACAATATTTATTCTGATGAAATAATGCAATCTAGTTATTTTATTTCCCAATTGGGGTTCGAGTCTATTCCACCAGACATGATTGATAATACAGTAATCGAGGAAGCGCAATCGGGAGGTTCTTCACATTCCTCATTTTTGCGCGAATACGCGGCTCAATTCACAGATGGTAGTGATAGTTATTTTAGTGCCAAAAAAATGCATGAATGTACAGTCCCCGATGGGGAAAAACAACATACGTTAATAAAAGGGGAGAAAGACAGGGAATATATTCTGGCTATCGATCCAAGTTTCAGCAATAGCCCTTCTTCCGATTTCTTCGCAATGTCGGTGTTGGAACTGGATGAAGAAAAAACAGATCACTCAACACTGGTTCATGGATATGCGGTGGCGGGAGGAGATCTGAAAGATCATATTAAATATCTTCATTACTTAATGACCTCTTTTAATTTTTCAATGATAATAATTGATAACGCTGGATATCAATTTATTGATAGCGCTAATGAATCGGAGCTTTTTGTAAACTCAAGAATTAAAATAGAGTTTTTTGACTTTGAAAGCGAAAAGGAAGGCGAGGATTACCAAAAGATGCTTTTAAATGCAAAAGCCCACTACAACAAAAAAGATACTAAAATTTGTTTCAAGCAACTTTTTTCCACAAATTTTATCCGTAATGCAAACGAACACCTTCAGGCATCGATTGATCACAAAAGAATATGGTTCGCTTCTAGAACAGCGGCTTGTGGAGGCTTCTTCGATAAGGTTTCGACTCAGGCCGTCCCGATTAAATCAACTCCTCACGCAAACAAGGGAGACTTAATAGAGTTTCAGGATAACATTATTTATCAATCCAAGAAACAGTGTGCCCTTGTGGAGGTCAAAACGACAGCAAAAGGCACCCAAACCTTTGATCTTCCTCAACACCTTAAAAGAAGCACTTCTGCCCACCGAGCAAGAAAAGACAATTACACAACCTTATTGTTGGGGAATTGGGCTGTTAAATGCTATAATGATATTAAAAATACCAAAGCGGCGCAAGTTAATCATACATTTACTCCCAGAATGGTTGCTTAGGTGTAAAATTAAAGTAAAACATGGCGGTAAGGAAGAAAACGGAACAAGGTGTGGAACCAGTGATGGCTACGTATGAAGCACAAGCCAACTCAACTCGGTATCGAAGAAACAAATCTGCCGATATTCCTCGTACTGATAAATTTAGAAATATAGAAAACGGTATGATACCGTTTAAGTATTCTCATGGAATATCAAATAATTCAAATATAGATGTCCGAGATACCGTTATTCTTTGTCAAAAAGCCTATTACAACTTTTCGGTTTTCAGAAATACTATTGATTTGATGACTGAGTTTTCTATTAGTAATTTATACTATACGGGTGGAAGCCGCAAATCTAGAGAATTTTTTGAGACACTATTTCGTAAAATAAATATTGACGATCTACAAAGTCGCTTTTTTCGGGAATATTATCGTTCAGGTAACGTTTTTATTTACAGGTTCAACGCCAAAGTGGAAAAGTCTGACGTTTTTAAAATTAATCAAACTTTTGGCTTAAGTGAAGCCGCAGAAAATATTGAGATTCCGGCACGTTATATAATCCTTAATCCTTCAGACATCCAGCTACAAGGAAACATTTCCTTTAGCAGCGGGGTTTACTATAAAGTAGTCACTGATTATGAACTACAAAGATTGCGTCACCCTCAAACCGAAGAGGACAAAGAAGTATACGAAAATTTACCGCCCGACACCAAACGTCTTATTCAAACGACTAAAAAAACGGGTCTAGCCGCTATTACCATTCCTCTCAATACCGACAAACTTATAGCCATTTTCTACAAAAAGCAAGATTACGAACCTTTTGCAGTTCCCATGGGTTATCCCGTTCTTGAAGACATTAACTGGAAACAGGAAATGAAGCAAATGGATATGGCGGTGGCGCGCACCACTAATCAGGCAATATTGTTGGTTACCATGGGAGCTAAACCCGCTGACGGAGGAGTGAATCAAAAAAATCTTATGGCCATGCAGAAGTTATTTGAAAACCAATCTGTAGGGCGTGTGCTGATTTCAGATTACACTACCGATGCTAAATTTGTTATTCCTGATATTGGCAATCTTTTAGATCCCAAAAAATACGATGTCGTTAATCAAGATATCCAAATGGGGTTGAACAATATTCTTTTAAGTGACGAAAAATTTGCAAACACCAGCATTAAAGTTCAGGTATTCATGGAAAGACTCAAACAAGGGCGAAGGGTTTTTCTGGAGAACTTCCTAATGCCGGAAATAAGGAGAGTTTCCAAGGAGATAGGATTCAAAAATTATCCAGAAGCACACTTTGAAGAGGTGGACTTACGAGACACTTCCGTTTACTCTAGAATTTACAGTCGCTTGATTGAGCTTGGTGTTCTTACTGCCGAAGAAGGAATGCAGGCTATCGAGTCCGGACGTTTTCCGACTCCGGAAGAATCCTTGGAATCTCAAAAGAGATTTCAAGAAATGAAAAATGAAGGGTTGTATGAGCCGCTTATCGGTGGTTCCAAAATGAGTCAAATGACAGGAAGGCCCACAGGAAGTAAAGCTCCGAAACAAGACGACAAAAAAACTCCCGTGGGAACAAAGGCTTCCTTAAATTTCAGTCTCTCCCGCATACAAGAAAATTTAAATCTTTCAGATAAATTAAATTTGGAAGTGGAAGCTTCACTTAGGCAAATCCACAAAAGAAAGAGATTAAGTAAACAACAAAAAGAAGTAGCTCGAGAAATCACAAATATAGTAATTGCCAACGAAGATCCTCCCAATTGGTTAGCTAAAGCGGGAAGATATGCGGCAGAGCCAACAGACAGAAACCATGAAAGAGTCAAGAAGGTTCAAGATGTTGCTTTCGAGCATCAAGTTGATGATTTCTTGGCGGGAATATTATACGCGAGCGTTCATGAAGGAGAAAAGTAATGGCTCAGCCGAGAGTAATTTACAATTGTCAGGCTCTCTACGTCGGACCTGCTCCGGAGACTGGTTATAACTTTGTAAATTATAATGGGGGCGCTCTCTCCAATAACCATGATAACTTAATTCAGCAATTAAATCTTCTCCATAGCATAGACAGGATTCAGTCGGTAGCTTATTCCATCAACGTTCCTCATACCGATATTACCCAAATTAACAAAAGAGGGCTCGTTGACAGACCTATCGTAAATTACCCCACTGTTTCTTTAAATTTCGATTATTTGTTGTGCGGCACAAAAAATGAAGCTCGATTGGGGTTCAACGTAAATTATCCGTTGTTCAATTATCCCTTTGTCGGCGAAGCCTATTATAATCAAAATTTAAATGTCTCACTTCTTTCGGGATTTTTCAATACAAAAAAGGATGATCAGTTAAAAAGGGTTTGGCAAGATTTTGGTGTTAATCAATATCGCGATTGTAAAAATATTTATCTAGCGGTAAATCCTTCTGGAAATGATATAGACAAAGAATACTTCAAGGAGACTTTTACCGAGCCTGATATTTATCAGGGAATCGACGAAAACGCTCCTTCTTATCACGTTATATCATTTGGTAATTGTTATTTGGATTCTTATTCCACACAGGGAACAGTAGGTTCTTTTCCCAAGGCTTCCGTTTCCTATAGCGCTTATAACATTAATTTTGACATGAGTGGGAGCGGCTTTTCGGCTCCTGACATCAACACCAAAAACGGATCGTTAAACAACAAGGTTGATGTGGTGATTCCTCGCGTTTTGGCGGAGGAGGGTTACACAGTTCTTCGTCCCGGAGACATAACCGTTGCCACTGACTCTTTTTCTGGGTTGGGTGTAGATTTCGATTCGTTGCACCTTCAGGATTATAGTATTG